TAGAGTGGGCAAACGGGAGTCGTGCCGAGTGCCAGACACAAGGTGGTAGCGCAGACTCCGAGCGCGGCAGCACGCCCACCTTCCTACACATATCTGAGCTGCCATCCTGGGAGACCAGGCGCAGAGAGTCGTCAGCAGCGGACGTGTGTCAAGCAATGCTGAACGCTGTGCCGGATGTGCCTGGGACAGTCATCATTATTGAGTCCACGGCGAAGGGCGTGGGCAATCTATTCCACCAGATGTGGATGCGGGCAATCAAGAACGAGCGCGGCAACACCTTCGTCCCGATGTTCTTCTCGTGGAAAGATAACGCCGAGTACAGCTCCCCCCACCCAAACCCGGAGATACGGAAGGAAAGGGCATGGCTGGGGGAGCGGCTGAAGGAAGCTCACGAGTCGGGGGATGTTGAGGTCATGGCCGACATGGCCGTCAGGCTTGAGTACAGCCAACTACAAGCAGAGCGTGCTGTGGAGTTCGGCCTCGCGCCCCCGAAGATCAGGTTCTGGCAGCAGACACTGGTCAACAAGTGCAACAGTGATCAGGACAGGTTCGACGAAGAGTGGCCGCTGAGTTGGGAGATATCGTTCGTGAGTTCTGGCCGGAGCGTGTTCTCTGGTCAGATGATACAGCGGCGACTTGCCCAAGTGCAGAAACTCAAGCCCCCTACATCCGGCAGCCTGATTATGGAGGAAGGGAGGCCGCGAATTATTCGAGATGGCGGCGGGTGGGAGTTCTACAAGCTACCACAGAAGGACCATCGCTACGTCCTTACCGCAGATGCTGCGGGCGGGGGCCGCTCGGTAGACGATGACTTTGCTGCCATCCAGGTGTTTGACAGGGTTACCAAGGAGCAGGCCGCAGAGTTCTACTCCAAGGTGACGCCCGACTTCCTGGCAGAGCAGCTTGCGGTCGCCGCCATGCTCTACAACGAAGGCATTATGGTGCCCGAGTGCAACAACCATGGGCTGCTGGTGATTCACTACCTTGTCAGCCACCATGCCCAGCGCATGCTGTATCGCCGCTTCTCGGAGCCCGGTAAAATTGCTGGCACAGAAACCAACAAGCTTGGGTACTCAACAGACACCAGAACACGGCACTACATGTTCGGTTTGTTTGAAGGTGCTGTACGCCGAGGCGAGTTGACTTTATACTCTCAGCGTTTGCTGGGGGAAATGTTGACCCTCATCCGCAATAAGACCAGCGGCAGGCCGGAAGCAGCCTTTGGATATAATGACGATGCTTCTATTGCCATGTGCATTGCGGTAGATGTGGATAAACAACTTGCGGAGCAAGGCGTATCGGCAATCGAGGACAAGCCAAAAGAATCATTCAATCGCTCTGGACACGGGTTCGCGCAGCCGTTCAACCCGAAGGTGGCAGTGGACTACCTGGAGGACGAGGAGGCGATTCCATGGTTCTAGACCACCTGAAGCTGGCGGCAGGGGCATTTGCAAAGGGGCTTGCTGTGCGTGCAGTGGCATTTGCAGAGGACGGCTCCGAGGAGCCAGAGCCAGAGGCAGAGGTGGAGCCGCCGGCTCCTGACCCACTACCAATACCCACACCGGCCCAGCCACCCACAATCGCACAGACAATCCCGCTAGAGGCTGGCGAGAACACCAGCGACTTTCTCGAGTGGTGGAAAGAGCAGGAGATGTTGCGGCAGTTCCACCCAAACTCACCGCTGATAGACAACGACTATGACCGCATGCAAATTGACTCACTCCCACCTATCCAGGGAATTAAGCTTTGAACATCATCGAGGTTGAGCGCGGGCAAGACCGCAAAGAGCAAATCGGCTCGCAGATCATGGCCATGTATCGGGACTCAAAAACCATGAAGGCCGAGCTGCACGATGAGTGGTGGACGCATCACGCCTTCTACGATGGGAAGCAATACATCACATACCGGCACGGCAAGCCGCAAGAGCCGAAGGCCCCCTCCTGGCGCATCCGGCTCGTGAACAACTACTGCCAGCCCATAGTCAACACGGTGTGCGCCAAGCTTACGCAGCAGCGTCCTGGGTTTATCGTTCGCCCAATGGGCAACGACGACGACCGCCGCCAGAAGGCAAAGGCCGGCGAGTTCCTCCTTGATTACCTACACCGGGAGCTAAACGTCCAGTCCACCGCCTATGAGGTTGTGTTTTGGGCGTCAGTCACGGGCACCGGGTTCTTCAATTGCTTCTGGGACAGCGAGGCAGGCCAACTCTTCGAAACAGAGGGCCGAGTTGAGCAGACAGGTTTCCCAGTCATCGAGGCCTGGAGCCCCTTCGACGTTTATCCAGATCCCGAGGCTACCCGCCTCCACAACGCCAAGTGGGTCATCTTATCGCACAACCTGACGGAAGCTGCTGTTGAGCTTCGCTGGCCAGGACTAACCAAATCAATTGACTCCCGCCGAAGCCGGGGGGTTGGGTTTGTGGGTGATGAGGAAAGCACTCGTAAGCAGGACTTCCGAGGCTACACCTCTGGCATTGAGGAGAGCAAGATTTACCGGCTGCTCGAATACCAGGAGCGCCCCAACAAGGAACACCCTGAAGGCCGCCGCATTATATGCAGCGAGGGTGTTGTCCTTGAGGAAACATCCCTACCCATGCGGCGATTCTCCCTCGCTGAAGTGCGGGTTGGGGAGATGGGTGATCGTTTCTGGGGAACCGGTTCCATGCGAGGCCTTGTGCCACTGCAACGTGAGCTGAACAGGACGATCAGCCAGGTGCTGGAACTCAGGAATCTGGCCACTCAACCCCCGTGGGTAGCGGCAGCGGGTTCTATATCGAGGCAGGGGATCAAAAACAGACCCGACCATGTCATCTTCTACAACGCCAACATGGGCCCCGCGCCATCCAGGGTGCCGCCCGTGCCCATACCCAACTCGCTCTACGAGCTGGTCGATTCCATTAAGGGCTCTATGTATGACATCAGCGGTGTCCATGAGGTTAGCCAGGGCCGAGCCCCCACGGGGGTAGTGTCTGGGCGGGCAATTGGTATGCTGAGTGACCAGGATGCAACAAAACTGGGACCGGCATCGCGAACTCTCGAACGCTCAATGGCAGAGGTGGGGTCCATGCTGCTTGAGATGTGGAAGAAGTATATGCAAACCGAGATCACAATCAGTGTGCTGGGCGAAGGTAAGCGGCCGGAAGCGATGCGCCTGCACCGAGATCATATCGACTCCACTGATGTGGATGTGCGCTCAGGCAGCCTGCTACCCAAGTTCCCATCCTATGAGCGAGAGGTATCCCTCCAACTTCTTCAGCTTGGGGGTTTTGGGCCTATGGAAGATCCTGAAACGCTGGTCAAGTTCCGAAAAGCGTACGGCACGCTTGGGCTCTCGGAGTTCATTGACGACGACAACAGCGACAGGAATTATGCAAGACAAGAAAACGACATGATGACCGACGAGAGGATGCATGGCCACGTCGCCGTCCGTTGGTGGGAAAACCATGCGGTCCACATCTCGGAAATTCTGACCTACATGAAGGGGCCCGCCTTCAGAGAGCTGCCGCCCGAAGTGCAACAGTTCTACGAGCAGCACCTAGCCGAGCATTACCGTCAACTACAGATGCAGATGCAAGGGGCCCCCACCTGGGTGCAGGCACTGGGGATGGACCCCTCCCAAACCCAGCAGGCATCACAGGGTGGCGGGGCCCCTCCGCAACTGGGCGCTCCGCAAGCCGGGAGCCCGGAAGGAATGATAGAAGCAATGCCACCTGAGATCCCGTTCACGGAGACAGGTGGAGATGGAGCCCCGGTTGGAATGGTAGGCGGCGGCACCCCAGAGCTTAACCAAGCAGTTGGTCCACGCGGACCCGGCTTTAACCCAATGGAAGAAAGAGGAGCCTTTTAGATGAGTGACGAAACCCAGGCGACGACGCCCGATGGCGGTGATCCCTTCGCAACCCTTGACGCGGATATCAATCAAATAAAAAACGAAGCCACCCAGCCAGAAACCCCGCGCGATGAAAGCGGAAAGTTTGTATCCCAGCAGGGCGAAGAGCCTGCGGAAGAGGCTACCGAAGAACCTGCGGAAACCTCACCGGCAGACTGGCAGAGTCGCTACAAAGAACTGGAGAACGCGAGCGCCGCTGAAAAGCAGCATGTCCAGGCATGGTTCAGCCAGCACTTCCCAACAAAAAACCGGTGGGAGGAGTTCCAGCAGTGGTCTGAGAGCGAGGCGGGGGTTGCAGAGGCAGCCCAGCAATCCCAGCAGTCAGCCGCGCTTCCCGACGCTGCCGAAGAAGATGATATCTTCGAAACCGTTGAGAGCCTCAAGAAGTGGAAGAGTGACACAGAGAAAAGACTTGGCGACCTTAGCAGCTACAAAGAGGCAGAGGAGGACAAGTTTTGGCTTGGCAAAACTGCCAAGGAGGCAGATGCGCTGGCCAAAAAATACCCTGCCGTTAGCACAAAGGAGGGCCGGGAGATGATGTTCTCTATCACCCTCGCGAACATGGACCGGGGCATGACAATGGACGAGGCCGCAAAGCAGATCCAGGCGCTGGCTGGTGCTGGTGCCATCGGCAACCCGCAGGCAAAGGTGGAGACACCGCCAACCGCCATCCGAAAAGGGAAGAGCCGGCCAAGCCCACAGGGTGAAGAGTCGGATGAACGGGAGGCAAGCTGGTACTCGGGCACCATGAATGCTTTTGACATGATTGCCAAAGACACTAAGAAAGAGTTTGGCATTAGCCACTAGGGAAGCACAATGCCATCACCGCCAAAAGGTTACGCCCGTGGCCGGGGGCCCTTCCCCACCCAGCACCCATACGTCTACAACAAGGATGGCTCCACCAGCAACGTGCTCACGATCACTGTGGAGATGGACGGCAAGCACTACGTTCTCCCTTCTATGGTTGACGGCAAGAAGCTCTCAGGGAGGGCGGCGGTTTCGGTTGCGAAGAAGCATGGTCTAAAGAACTACCCGTCCTTTAAAACAGCGGCAGAGGCGCTGGAGGCATCAAAGAAACTACACGGAAAGCAGCCGCCCCCCCGAAGAGCAATGCAGGGAATGCTGAAGCGGGGCCGCCGGGGTCTTGAACAAAAAAAGGAGTCTATCGTGCCGTCCGAAGATTACAAAGGCGAGAAAGAAAAGCGGAAGAGGGCTCTTGTTATGCTAATTTCCCTTGAGAAAAAGAAGAAAAAGGGCAAGAAGCCAGACGAAGAGTAGTGCTATAGTCCCAACCAAATGGCTGGCAGCCGTGTCAAGGGTAAACAAAGCGTGAGCGCCAGCACACACCAATCATTGATTTTAGATTTTAGAATTTTTAAGGAGTAGTCCATGGCATTTCCAGATGATGTACTGCAAGATAGCGCGAATTACGCTAATGCGATGAAGATCCGCTATGCGCGTGCAGTTTCAGAAACAATCAACCGCAAGGTTGTCTTGTACGGCATACTTACAAAAACGCGAGAGCACTGGACCGGTAAGCAGCACGAGCAACCTGTCTACCTGCGCTCTTCCAACGCAGTGGGCGCTCGCAACGAGGGTGGCAATCTGCCGCCTGCTGGCTCCGACCAGTATGTGCCGAGCATCATCAACAACAAGCATAATTACGTTGTGATGACCGTCTCGAACATTGCCGAAGCTGCAACCTCTGATCAGGCAGGAGCCTGGGCGAGCGTGAAAACAACGCAGCTCAAAAACCGCGTCAAGGACATGACGGATTCCATGAATCGTCAATTCCACGGCGATGGTTCAGGCATCCTGTGCGAGCAAGAGGGCGCATTGGCTGGTGCAACGGTCACCATTCGCGGCTTTGATGATGGGACAACCATTGTCAATACATCATCTGGCACAAACACCCCGCGCAGCACTCGGCATATCAGGGCTGGTATGCGGCTGGCATGGGGAACGCAGGCTCAGTTTGCCCTAGGCGCTGGTGATGGGCATGGGCTTGTTACAAGCGTAAGCAAGACTGCGCCGTTTACTACCTTTGATCTCGAAAACATTATCGGAAACGACCCGGCGGATGACGACTTCTTCGTTCTCGGCGGTAGCCCCTCCGCTCCTGTTGCGCCCACTGACGACGACCAGTCATTTGAGAAAGAGTGCATGGGAGTCTCGGGCATTATCAAGGCTTCTGGCGCGCTTCAGACGATTGACCCGGCAGTAAATCCAGAGTGGGTAGCGCAGGAGTTTAGTAATCCTGCGGGCGCTGGCACAGAGCGACCATTGACGG